TTTAAGTTTATGTGTTCGTCAAATTTATATTCCATATTTAGTTCTTCCATTCTTTAGGTAATGTATATTCAGTATACCATTGAAAGTCATTAGCGGTTGCCCACTCTGCATGACTTCGTTTAGTACCATCCTTTCTTTTCTTTGCTTGAGGCATGGGTGCAGAGGGTTGAGCAAAAAGAAATATTAATTCTTGATTTTCTTTTAAACATTTTCTTATCCATATATATTTACTGTACTCTGCGTAATCCCAAAACCTACCTTTAGCTTCTAATAAATATTCGATGTCATTAAAAGTTCTTGTGAAGTCCGGTTCATAGGTATGCTTAACTGTATAAGGAACTTTGTCTGCATGATGTGACCACTCAGTTAATAACTCTTGATGTAATTCATACTCCCAGTTAGAATCATATCCTTTAGGTAGATTCTTTTCTGTTGGTCTAATCTTACGGGGCTTGCGAAATCCTTTCTTCATTAATGTATTATCTCATATTTAGGTACTTCTGTCAAGCGATTTGTGCATTCGTAACTAAGTAATTCAGATAACTTTTCTATAACATCTGTCTCTACAGTATCAAGTTTATTACCTGAAAATAAATAACTACCTACAACTACAATTAATTCTTCAACTTCTATCTTATCTAAATCCCAAGATATAAAAACATCATCCACGTTCTAACTCCTGTACTGTAATAGTAGTATAATCTTTTCGTCCTTGTTTAATAAGTTTTTTAATTCCTTTTATAAACCAACGTAAAGTATACGCAGAAATGTGTAGACTTCTGTTAGCATAGATGTGTGTTTGATCAGGAATATATTCTTCTAAGTTATCTACTGTAACTTTATCTTTCTCTTCATCAGGTACAACACTCTGTAACCAACTAACCATTAAGTGTTTTGCTTGCTTTCTTATTTTCTTTTCTAGCTTTGAATTCATTTGTTATCTCCTCGACTTTAGGTTCTTTAACCACGTTTGTTAGATATGAAAGACCATTGGCATACTTAAATACCCTAAGACCTTTTCCATTATTAGAATCTTGATGACACTCAACTTTATGCCTACAAAAAAAGCATCCTCTAGCGAGTTTCATATTGCCTGACTTACCATCAGGGATAGGAGTGTAACAGATTTCAGGCGGTGCTGACTTCTTTAAAGACTTCTTGACTGTATCTATTTTACTCTCTATGTTAGGTTTGTCAAGTTCTTCCGGTATATAAAGGGCAAGTTCTCCACTTTCTTTATTCATAGCTAAGAACCCACCATCAGAAGTACCATGTCCTGCTTCATAACCTGCGAGCTGTGAAAGATATCCGAAGGTATCATCGTCTGCTAGTGTTCCATCTTTAAACTTCTTAAAGGCGAAACCTGATGCAGTCTTAACATCTATTACTTGACCATCAATCACACAGTCCATGTGACCTTCAACTCCTTTAACCTTGACGTTCTTCTGTTCGTCTGTAACCTCGTGTCCGGCAAGTCGTACAAGAAGAAGAACAACTTCTTCAAGCATGTGTCCATAAAGAAACTTTATAAACGTAGAAGGTAATATTGAATTACTTTCGTCAGGGTATTTCATGTCGTACCATAACTGTCTATTTGGTTTACCTATGTTAGACATACGTAACGTACCAGTTGATCTTTCAGTTGGTGTAGACCAATGACGAATAACATCTTTCATGTCTTCACCAAACTTATCTATAACTTCATCGGACAGGTCAAGAGATTTACCCTCGCCAAGTACGGATAGTTTAGAGTAGATGTCTTCTACTAGTGTATTAAGGTTTTTCATGTTCTATGTTTAGACCATCTTAAGTTTCTAGTTTCAGGATGAAATAATAAAAATTGTACATTTAATTTTTTTTGTTCATCTGTTCTGCCTGATTTACCACGATAGTTTGTACTTTTATCTTTAGTCATAGTCTTTACATCTATAAAAGTTGTCATACCTTCTTTCATTGCAATCATATCTACAAGACCTGTACAGCCTGTGTTTTTAAATACTTCATAACCATTATCCCATAGCCAAGTTACTGCATAGTACTCAGCTAAGTCTCCTTTTCTACTACTATCTTTAAAATTTTTATTAGCCATTATTAATACCTCTTTCTTCATAAAGTTTTTTATAAAACTCACCAACTTTTATAATTTGATTTGGGTTAGCAGACGTTTTAATTGTATTAGCTAAAGCTGAAACCACAATAACATTGTCCATAGTATAACCTTTATTGTTATCAATTCGGTCTATGTTAGGAGAGTTCTGCCAATCATCCCTTCCGTGTTTTAATTCTATGTTTAATACAGGACAGACTTTAGGAAATTCTAATTCATCTTTATCCAAAGAAAACTCTCTATTTTTTTCGGATGCTCTGCGTTTAATTTCACTAATCATATGAGTCTTTGCGTACTTAGGACTGTCTCTTCGCCATTGATTATAGCAGTCTCGGCAGTCAGCACGTAAAATTCCTTTCTCTCTCGTTGGAAAATATTCTTTTGTAGCAGGTTTTTCTACGTTACACCTAGTACATATTTTAGCTTTAATGTGTTTCACTCCAGTTATCTCCTACTTTGTATTCGCCATCCATAGGACAACGAAGGTTATAATACTCTCCGGCTTTAATGATACAGTCAACTGCCATTCTTCCTACATTCTCAGCAAGGTCTTCTCTAACTTCCATCTGCCATTCATCGTGTATGTTAGCTACAAACTTAGCATCGAAGGTGTTTAAACTGATCAAAGAATCTAACATAGCTAGTCCTCGTTTCATAACAATTGCACCGCCACCTTGTAATAAAGTGTTGAGAGCAGCGTGCTGTGTGCGAATTAAAAGCTTACGTCCGTCTATTCCTTTCAACCAATGCTTCCCTGAAGCTCTTTGTACTTTCTCTCTAAGAGTTTTAAATGATGGATTATTATTAAGGAATTGTTCTCTAAGTCTTTTACCACTCTCTCTGTTTCCTCCAACCACACTCCCAAGTTTTGCATCTCCTGCTCCGTATATAAGTGCATAGATGAATGTCTTCGCCTGATCTCTTGATTCAAGTCCTGCAGCTTTTTGATTAGCGGTGTGTATGTCTCCGTTAATGATTTCATTTATATATTCCTCGTTTTGCATATAGTGTGCGAGCATTCTAAGTTCAAGTCCACTTGCATCTATACCTACTAATTTATATCCTTCACGTACTATCCAACATGATCTGCATTCTGTACCATATGGACTGTGTATGTTAGGAACTTGAGCCATGTTAGGACTTCTATGAGACATTCTGCCTGTGATAGTTCCGTTAGGGATTACAAATCCGTGTACTCTCCCATCTTCATCCATTGCTTTAATCCAAGAATCAACTTGAGCAATACGCTTTTGATAGAGAAAGTAATCAGCAATTAGTTTTGCTTGTGGTATCTTATCTATCTTACCAAGTGTAGTCTCATCTACTATCGGCTGACCAGTCGGTGTAAACTTCTTAGGCTTCCAACCAAACTCTATCAAGTACTCACCAACTTGTTTACGTGAACCAAGATTAAAGTCTTGAAGTTTCCTACGCATAAAAGGTTCTATGTTATTAGTAGGTAATCTTTCTTCATACTCTTCCGGAGTTAGTCCTGACTTAGATAAGCTTCCATTCTGCTTAAGTTTAGGTGTGACTTGTCTGATGTCAATTAACTTAGGCTTAAATTCTTTATGAACTTCATCCTCTGCTCGTTGCATCTTCTCCCTAAGATCAGCCAAAAGTAATTCAGCTTTTTGTAAATCAAATTGAAACCCTGTGTCCTCTTGTTTCTTAATTATATCTGCAACATTTTGCTCAAGTGCAACACAGTCTTTAGTAAAACCTGACCCTTCTTTTGTTAAGTGTTTGAATAGTACAGTGTTAAGATGTACATCCCTGACACAGTAGTCTAACATATCTTTAGAATAGTTTAAGTAATCTTCAAACTCTATCTTCTTAAAGCCTAAACGAAAACCCCACTTCTCTAAACTATGTCCACCTTCTCGTACTGGATTAAATAGTCTTGACATGACAAGCGTATCTACAACCGGCTTATGTTTAAGCTTCACCTTACTAAACTTCTCAACCATAGGTATATCAAAACCTATAATGTTGTGACCGATTAGCTTGTCGGCTTTCTCTAATAGATCATAACCTTCTTGTAACTTATCAGGTGGAAATTTGTAAGTCTCCCCTGAGTCAACGTCTTGTGCTACAATACAATGTATCTTTGTAGCTTTAAGATCGTCTGTCTCTATGTCAAATACTAAATCCATATCTATAACTCCAAGAGTTCATTATCATCATCTTCAAATTGATCTTTAGGTACTTCCCTTAGTCTACCAGTTTCTCTGTCATAAAGCAAGTGACTTGCTAGTCCTACATCACCGGTATATCTAGACTTCAAGACTCGCATCCTAGTGGTATTAGATTCTTCTATATCATCTGACTGTTGATTCCTTTCAAGTGCAATCACACAATCACTTAACTGTGCTATGCTTTGTGAACCTCTAAGATGAGATAGACTTACCTCAACTCCGTTCTCGTGTCCTTTGTTACCATCAACTCTACGTAAGTGAGATACTAATATCATACCCACATTTGTTTCTTCAACTATACTTCTTAGTCTAGTCATGATGTTATCAATAGACCTACGTTCATCACCTTCGGATAATGCAGACACTAACATATGTAAGTGATCTACAACAATCCATTTACAGTCACAGGCAATGATCATGAAACGAATCTTATTAAATATTTCGTCAATACTATTTGTTCCAAAGTGAGCATGAACCCAAACTCTGTTCTTATTCTCTCCATCATATAAGATGTCAAAGAACTTATCAATCTCTTGTGGACTAAACTGTTCTCGTTCTTGATCTATATATAATCTAGCGTTAGCTTCTATAGATAAGATACCATCAACAGTTCTTCTCCAATCTTCCTCAAGAGCAATGATTCCTACGTTGCCTGTAGTTTCTTTGATTAACCAATGCTCTAGTTCTCTAGTCACACTAGACTTACCAAGACCTGTACCACCTGTAAGAGTTAGTAACTCGCCTTGCCTTAATCCATAAAGCTTATCATTCAAACCTTTCCAAGGATAAGGAACACTTTCTTTTTGTTCTCTATTAAAGAAGTCTTCTCTAGCTTCTGATACATTAATGACTCCACTAGGAGTATAAGTTTTTGCACTCCACCACGCTTCAACAAACTCTTTGTGTTTGTTCTGTCGAAGCATATCATTAGCATCTTTATATCCTTCCGGTAGCTTCATTACTTTAGCTTTACTCGGTTGGAATAACATTGCTACTTTCTTTGCAGCTTCCTGTCCTTGCTTGTCGCTATCAAAACATATGACAACATTCTCGAAGCTTTCTAAGAACTCTAAGCTTTCTTTAATGTCTTTGACTGCTCCACTTGAGCCACGTTTAATAGACACTGATGCCCACTTACTACCCATTAATTCATAGCAAGCCATTGCATCGCACTCACCTTCGGTAATGGTTACGTACTTAGCTTTCTGAAATAGTTGTTCACCAAATAAACCTGTTCCATTAAAGCTACCCATGACCGAGAAGTTTTTATCTCGGACGTATCTTACTTTAGTCGCAGACAATTCATGCTTGTTATAATAAGGATACAAGTGTTGAACTATCTCCCCATTAGAACTAAGCACACACTTAACTCCATATTTTTTAGCAGTTGCCTCAGATATTCTGCGGTCTGTTAAAGCCGAATAGTCTGCTCCATGCGGATTGACTATAGGATTAACTGCTTCTTTCTTCTCTGTCATTTGCTTGCCTTTCGTTGCCTCATCATAGTTAAGAAAGTAGGTGTCACAACTAAAACATTTAGCTGAACCATCTGTATTCTTTGCTACGGGGTCGCTTCCACCACACTCAGGGCATGGTAATTTATATTCTGCAAAAGCCATATTGATTTCCTCACGTTATTAAAAAGTGTATAGTTAGTGCATGGTGGTTTAGTTCTCATTTACTTTTAGCCTTAACCTCTCTTAAGTCCGCTTACTTGTTTGACCAAGTACTCACTCGTACAGGATTTTACAACGACTCACTCCCAACTATACTGTGCTAGTTTT